CGCGAGGGCCACCGCGGCCGTCGCGAGGTCCTCGTCGGAGAGGGTCCCCACCGTGCCGCCGCGGAACTGTTCGAGCTGCGCGATCTGCGGCCGCAGGCGCTCGACCTCCGCGAGCTGCGCGATGCTCAGTCGATCGGGCCGATGGAGCTCGTACAACGCTCCGTCGATCCGGACATGGACCGGATCGACCAACGTCGCCAGATCCAGAAGAGGGGCATCATTGGCCATGGACATACGCTCCTTCGCCACACCCCGCGGGCGGACTACGCCGGCGGGCCTTACACCAACCGGATCGCGGCCACCGTCACACCGGTGACCGCGCTGAAATCCACGAAGACCTCCTCCGCACCCTGGTTGTACATGGTGGGCGGGAAGGGCCCGATGATCCGCTCGGTCGACGTGCCGAGCGCCACGACCCGGTCGGCGATCGCCTGGCCATCGACGCTTCCAGGCGTCTGGAACGTGACGTTGCACGCGTTCGACGTCGTCTTGATGTGCAGGCATTCCTTGCCACCGTTCGGGATCGAGTGCCCGTCGACGTTGGCCGCGGAATAGGTCGGCGTCAGGCCGGCCCGGGTGACTTGCTGGACGGTCAGCGCGGTGCGCGCCATCGGTGTGCTCCTTGTTCAGGCCGTGCAGACGTCTGCACGGCAAACCCAATTCCTACTCGCCGGCACTCAGCCTCCAACCGGCCTAGGGCTTCTGCCGCCGCGCCGAGCTGCGTGCGGTGCCGCCGAATGGCCGACTTGTGCGCGGCGACCTCCCGTCGCAGATCGACGAGGCGGTTCGAGAGCGTCCCTGGCTCCACCATCGCTCAGGCCGGATCTTGATGCTGGGCCACCAGCCGGCCGAACCGTTCGTCGGCCGAGACCGCACTCGGATCGATGATGGCCGTCCACTCGAGCGCCAAGCCGGCGGGCTCGTCCTTGCGGTAGATGACCTCGGGCTCGCCCGTCTGGAACGCAATCGGCACTTCGTACTGGAGATTCCATCCGTCCCCGTACGGCGACACACCGCCACGCACGAGGATGGCCCGCTGCGCGACCGCGGACCCGCGCGAGAGGCCGATCTTCTTGTAACCCGCCGTGCCGGCGCCCGCCGGGACAGTGGTCACCGAGTTCATGTTGAGCGCGTGCCGGTACTGCTCGAGCGTGATGTCGGCGAGCACGAGCCGAATCATCAAGTCCTCCTCCGTGCGGAAGACCTTTCGCGGCGCCGTGTCGCCGAGCGAGCGCCAGCGCTCGATCGACTGCGCGTGCTGCACCGTGACGCCCTCGTCCATGTAGTTCAAGTCGCCAGACGTGCCCACCTTGAGCCAGTTGCCCGCGGGCGCAACATTGATCAGCGGGAAGGCCTCCCCCACCGGCGCGAACCACACCACGAACGGCGCGGCGATCACTTCATACGGGACGGGCATAGCGATAACTCCTTACGCCGCGCTCTGCTGCACGGCGAAGCGCAATTCGTGAACGAGGTTCTTGACCAGTTGCTCCTGCCCCCGCGCCAGGCCGGCCGGGATATGTCGCTCGAAGACCTTCGGGATCGAGGGTCCGTGGAGCTGCACAATCGGTAATCGCGGCAGGCCCTTGCGCTGGAAAACCCCGACGTGCCCACTCGGCATCGTCGCAATAAACGCATGCGGATACAGGCCGGCGCCGCCTGGCAGGCGCGCCCGCACGCCACCGCGGCCCGCGCGTGCCCGGAACGCGATCAGCGGGAGACGTGCCCCGCGCGCCTCGAGCGAGGCCGACATCTGCGCGACTAGGCTGTTCGACACCGCCGGGCGCACGAGGATGGCCTTCCGCACGTCGCCCTGCTTAATTCCCAGGTCTTCCGCGATCGCCCGCACCATGACGGTGTTGGCGCTGCCAATCGCCCGCGTGAGGGCGCGCGCGATGGCGGCCGGCGCGCGTTGCTGGAGGCCCTCGAGCCCACGCTTCCAGCCAGCGGCATTCAGTCGCAGATTCAACGTGGCCATTTACGGCGTTCCCCACTCCTCGACGTACGGCAGCAGATAGGTCACCCCGACCCCCACCGTGGGCGTCCCTGGCTCACGTGGCAACGTCCGCGTGACGCCACGCAGCACTTGCTGCCGCACGAGGCCCCCCAGCGTTCGGTCCTCGAGCTCAATCGCACGCTTGATGTCCCCCAGCACCGCTTCCACGATCACCCAGGGCTGCGCGAGCTCGGCCCGCGCCAGCGCCTGAATTTCGACCTGGAGCGTCAACGCCACGGTGACCTGCTGCGACCGCACGAAATCGTCGGCGACCACCAGCGCGAGGACGACATCCGGATCGCTCTCGCCCAACGACAGCACCTCGCCCATGAAGACGGTCGCACCGGCGTCGGTGACGAATCCGTTCGCCACGGTGATCTGCTGCACCCGCGCCAGGAGCTCCTGCAGGATCAGTAAGCGGCGGGTGGCCATCAGCTCTCCACATAGGGCACCACGATGACCCGATGATGATCGGCCTCCGCACGATCGACGCCGTCGACCTGCCAGACCGCATCAAGCGCGGTCGCTGGATCGGCGGCCGGCACGGTAATCAGCGTGCCGCGCGGCACAGACGGCAGCACGCCACGCGGCAGCGCCAGGACCCGCGGGGCCTCACGCCGGTGGAGTTCCGTGCCCAGGGGATAGATGCCAGTCACCGGCGCGAGCCAAATCCCGCGCGTGTCCACGGGCACCTGGTTCGGCGGGGCCACAGTCAGGGCCACACCGAGGACCTCGAAGTTCAGGTCCCGCGCCAGCTCACGCAACGCGCCCAGTTCCATGCCCGGCGCCGTTAGGACTACAGGGCGGCGCCGAGATTCACACCGGACAGCAGGACCTTGCCAGTCGCGGAGGGGTTCGCCGCGGCGGCGGCCGCCACGCCGGCCCTGAAGTTGCCGGTCGTGACCGTGGTGAACCGCTTGTTCGTGTCGTCCCAGTTCACCTGCTGCCCTTCGGTCCAGGCCTGCGCTGACAGCTTCGCGTGCTCGACGACGCCGGTGCGCACCCCGGTGAATAGTTCGGTCTGCGCGGCCGTGATCGTCGCGATCACCAGGATGTCGCCGATCTTGACGCCGGTGCCCGCCACCACGCCGCCAGTCGGCGCGGTGAACGTGAGCACGTCCCCGGGCTGAACGAAAGTCTTCATGCGTCGCTCCTCACTCGTGTGGAATCGATGTCGTTACGCGCCGGGGTTCTTCCAGAGCCCGCGGTGATCGATCACCTTCGCGGCGGTGTCGTGCCGGCACTTCACCTCGAGGCCGTCAACATCGAAGCCGATGCGGCTCTCGACGACGGGGCCGTTCTCGCCATCGAGATAGCCGTACTCGAGGATGTCCACTTGGTCGGGCGACGCCGCCAGAAACCACGCCGTCGCACTGCCCGCCACAGACCCGATACCGACCTCGAGCCGCGGCTCGGAGATCACCTCGAGCCGGCCAGCGAACGGATTCACCGCGCTCGACTGACTCGCCAACAGGTTCGTCGACACGAACTGGTCGGCGAGCGTCTCCTTGCTAGGGGGCACGATGAGGAACTTGGGATTCAGGTTGAGCAGCGTCTGCGCGTCGAGGCCGACCTGCTTGCGCATCGCCGCGCGGCCGGCGCCAATCGCCGCGACCGCGATCGCGTCGCTCGTGCCCGACAGATTCGCGTGCGTCGCGTGGAAAAGGGCGACACCGTCGCCCATGGTCGGATTGCTCAGAATCTCGAGCCAGACCAGATTCGACTCGAGGTTGCGCGCCGCACGGCCGAAGAGCATCGGCACGCGCGAGAACGCGTCGGTGTCGTCGTTGACAAGCGACTTCCGGGTGATGGCGAACACGCGACCGTAGGTGGCGAGCTGGAACTGCTCCTTGCCTTCGCCGATCGTCCCTCGGGTGAACTCGCCATCCTCGTCGACCTTCAGGAGCTGCGGCGCATCGCCGAGTTGGAGACGCTTCACGGGCTTGAAGTCCGGGAGCTGCACGAGGCGCGCGATCCGGGTGAACGTCTGCGGCGCCTCTTCATAGGCGCGGCGCAGGGTCTTGGCCGTGACGTCGGCCAGCAGGTTGGCAAAATCCGTCGTCGTGTGGAAGCCTGCGCGCGTCTGCAGGCCCAGCGCCATGCCGGCGATCTCCATCTTCGACATGCCAGACGTCCGCACACCCTGCGCCTGCAGGAAGATCCGGGCGGTGTCGAGCATCGTCAACCCGCGATAGGCGCGGCCGTGCTCCTCGAGCTTGAAGGCCGTCGGCGCCACCCGGTGGAGCAGCGCATTCTCGATGCCGGCACGCACATGCACCAGCGGGTCGTCGCCGACCAACACGGACCCGCCCTCGCGCGGCCCCTGCTTGGGCAGATCGCGCTTCGCCAGCTCGTCGAAGATCTTCCGCTGCGCATCGACCAGCGCGACGCCGTCGGCGATCAGCTTCTCGGCCCACGCGCTGGGCAACCGCGAGGCCCGCACGGCCGCGTGGATACCCTGGCAGCGCTCGCGCTCCTGGGACACACCGGAGTCGTACTCGTTCGGCTCGTCGTCCGGATTGTCGGCCGCGCGCGTGCCGGCGCCGTTGCCGTTGCCGGGCCCACCGGGCGCGCCTGGATCGAGGGGATCGCGCTCGACCAGCGTTTCCGACATAACGGGTTCCGACGCGGGAGACGATGTGCGTTTCGCCATTGAAACTCCTGAACGCGTCACAAGGACGCACTTGTTCGTATTCGCGGACTCGCCGCTGCGAACCTGGGCGCCGGCGTCCGCCGGCATCGGCACCATCGAGATCTCGAACGGCTCCCAGTCGACGGCCGTTCGCACCGGCAACTTGTTGTCCTTGCCGGCGTCCTCTTCGAACTTGTGCACGCGATAGCCGACGCTGACGTTCTTGATGATGCCGTCGCGCACGTCGTTCCAAATATCGTCGACCGCCGCACGCTTCGAGAAGCGGACGGTGGCCCGCGCTTCTTTGCCGGTGACGCGCGCAGAGTCGGATTCGACGACACCGAGTTGGTCAGTGACACTCCACGCCGAATGCGCGTCGAGCAACGGCGCGCCCGCATTGAGCCGCTCGAGTCGGACGTGCTCAGCCTTCAGGGACAACTTTTCCAGGAATCGCTTGCCGGTCCACCAGTCATAGCGCTCGATGGACGCACCAGTCGAAAACACCAAGTCGACCGTGCGCTTCTCGTCGTCGAATGAGACGACATCGGCGCGCAGACACAACGGCGGGATGTCAGCCGTGTGAGAGGTTGGCGCTGTCGTCGCCGTGCGCTTCATGCACCGAGGATGCTCCATCGGCCGCGCGCGTGGACCCGCCGAAATGTGGCGGGCGTCGAACTTTGGCGGGTATCGATGGCCGCAACACGAGCGACGACGGGGAGTTAGGCGTGCGCAGCCACCCCTTGCGATACAACGCGGAGAGGTGCTCACGCACGGTCGTACGCGTCAACGTGAACCGCCGCGCCAAATAACTCGCGGGACACGGCTCGGTCGTCGTGCGGCTGTAGGTTTCGATCGCCTCCAGCAGTTGACGCTGACGCCCCGACAACAATCGACGCGGCGTGGGCGACTGCGCCATCACACGTCTCCCGTCGCGCCACTAGGGGCCGCGCCTGGCTTCGAACTCGCCACGCCCTGGAGTTGCCCGGCCTGCGTCATCTGGCGCGGGTCGCTGTCGAGCACGATCTTCAACTGGTCGAGTCGCGCATTGTCGGCAGCAAACTCTGCGAGGAGCTCGTCTGGGTCGTAGCCACGCTCGCGGAGCACCTCCGACAGCGTCGTGATGCCCGCGCGGATGTTCCGCATGTGCGCGAGGCCTTCCTTGTCCGGTTCCACCATCGGCATCGGCGGCCCGGTCCACCGCGTGTCACGCGGCGCAGACACACCCATGACGGCCATCACCTGCAGCGCCCAGCCCATCGACGGCGCACAGAACTGCGGTATCAGCAGATTCCAGCGCCAGTCCTCGACCCGGGACCAATGGCGCAAGCGCGACATGCGCGCGGCCGAGAACGGCAGATCCGCGTAGTCGCCCGTCAGGTCCTCGTACGTCACCCCGATCCCCGTCGCGATCGCGCGCTGGTTCGTGCGGACATAGTCGGGATACTCGCGGACCGTCGGCGGCTGCACGACCGTCACGTTGCGACCGGGCGGCGCATTCATCACCACGCCGGGCTCGAGGAGATCAACCTCGGGACTGCCAGCCGCCGACGACGGCTGCGCGGCGCCCAAGGCCGTGGCCGATCCGTCGACGTCGCTGGTGATCACGGCCAGGCACGCCGCGATCTTCTGCTTCATCAACGTGGCGTCCTCGAACTCGTCGAGATCCTTGAAGCGCAGGAGGACCGGCGCGAACCACGACGCCCCGCGCAACTGACCGGCGCGGGTGATGCGGAAGATGTGCAGGATGCTCTCAGCAGGAATCCGCTGCGACGACGCACTCGAGCCGAGTTCGGACCCGGGATGTTCCGGGAAGAGCCAGTACGCGGCCCGCCGCCCGATCGCGTCGAGCTCGACGCCGTGGACAATGCGGCCGCCGTTGGGCAGCGTCGCATGCCTCGAGGTGTCAAGGAAGTCCGGCTCGAGCACCTGCAGCTGCAACGGCAGCGGGAATCCATCCTCGGGCCGTCGGATCCGCCGGCGCACCAGGACCTCCCCGGATTCCACGACCGTGCGCATCACCAATTTCTGCAGGCCGTAGAAGTCATGCTTCCCGTACGCGTCACACGCGGTCGTGAGCGCCCAGGACTCGAACAACTTCTGCGCCCGGGCGTTCTTGAGCGCCGCGACGATACCGGTGCCCACGACGTCGTCGACAATTGTGCGCAGGGCGCTCTCAGCGTAGGGCACGTTGCGCACCAGGTCGCGCGCGACGTTCCGCAACTGCCCCACGAAGGGTCCGGTCGCCGCATTCGGATCGCCGCCGCTGCGGTTCCAGCCCTGCGTGCGTCGGCCGCCGGCGGCCCCCTCGTAATGACGCTTCGCCAGAAGATCGCCGGCCAGCCGCGCACGCTGCCGCTGGAGCGTCCAGCGCGGCGCGATTCCATTGGTAATGCGGTCCAGCCAATGCACGATCAGACTCCCTTTCGCGTCGCGACGAGCCGGTAATGCTGCGGCGTCGCGCTCTGCGCGGCGACGTCGTGTTCCATGACGGACAGCAGTTTCAACATCTCATCGATGTCATGAAAGGTGACGGACTGATCCGCGAACGTGAGCGTGCGGACGCCACGACCAGCCGCCATCGCGGCCTTCAACAAATCGATATCCGCTTGCGTCCACGCCATTCGATCACCCTATCAAGCAGCAATGCTGCCGAAATTCGCGACGTAGAACCAGATCTCACGCGTCACACGTCCACCACCGGTCAATCGGAAATCGAGCGTCAGGACATGCGGCTCATCCTGTTCATTTCCGATGATCGCGTTGTCCGCCTCGGCAAATTGCAAGACGAAGAGTCCGGAGGTCAAACTCCCGCCATTCACATCTTTGACTTCTTGACTCGAGCGGCTGTTTAGGATCGTTCCCGTGGCGGCATCGCGCAGCGTGGCGAGAATACTCGTGACCTGCGCCGGCGCGACGGGCAGACCAGCGGCATCGGTCACGGCGACCCGATACTGATAAGTCGACCGCTCAGGGATCGCCGCAGTCACGGGAAAGGTTTTGCGAGCCGTCATGCCGCCCCCAGATCGTCCGCGTCAAACCGAATCGGAGCAGATACCGCATCTGCACCCAAGCCCACAGGGGATCGCAGATCATCAGCACTGAAGAGGACCAGCGCCACGATCGGATCATCCGTGCGCGTCACCCGCAAGGCGAATGACTGCAGCGCGGCTGCGGTATAGCGCCTCGCATGCGCTCGCAGAGCGCCGGATCCACTGATCCCTTGCGCCCATGGCGCCGCGGCTTCTTGTGGCGGTTGCGGGCCGTTGACGTCTTGCGGCGTCCACCAGACGTACGGCGTGACGGCACGAACGGCTGTCCGCCATCGGGCAGCTCCCGCACGGAGACCGGCCCATCCCTGGACCGGTTGCGTCCAGGGATCGGGCTCGATGGATGGCCCAGCATCCTGCTGGCTTGGAACTCTGACCCGATGCTGCCGATCCTGATTGAGACGGGCGAGAGATCGAGTCCCACTGACCGGCTGAATCCACGTCAGCGGCTGAATCTCGAGCGGGCCGTCCTGGTCTTGCGCGGTCGTCCACAGCTGCAGAGTCGAAGCTCTGACAGCGACAAGGCGGCGCGAGTGAGCGGCGCTGAGGCTGAATGTCCCGCTGGCAGGCTGCGGCCAGCTGTCCGGCTCGGGCGGCGCGACGAGGGGCTCGTCGGTCCTGGTGAACCGCAGACCACTGGATCGAGTCGCTGCGGTTGCGAACCTCCCGAGCGCGGCACCATGGGACCTGGTCCCTGCGACCTGCTGGGTCCACGGAGTCGCAGGTTCTTGCGGAGCAAGAGGACCGTTGACGTCTTGTGGAGTGCGCCAGAGATGACTCGACAGTGATCGGAACGCACCGAGCCAGCGAGCTGCCGATAGACGGAGGCCCGAGGTGCCCAGGACCGGTTGTGTCCACGTGTCGGGTTCCGGCGTCGGGAAGAGCGGTTCGTCAGTTCTGGTAACGCGAAGAGACAACGAGCGGAGTACTGACGTGGAGTACTTCGCAGCTGCTCGCAGGAGAGAGGACGTGCCCTGAACTGGCTGCGCCCATGGAACAAGGCCTTCTTGCGGAGGCGGCGGCGCGGAGCCGTCGACTCCTCCTGCGCGATACCAGAGCAGCCAGGCCAGGTTCTGATACTGCGCCGGGTAGAAGACCGGGCTTTGCCAGCCGCTGAGAGTACCGGACCCGTCATCGCAAGTGGCCTGCAGCCAGGGGCGGACGCGGACAGAGATCGTCTGGAACCGCCGAATTGTCCGCTGCAGTGAGGCCGTGCCGACGACGGGTTGCGTGAAGCTCGGTGGCTCGAGCGGCGGTCCGTCGAATTCGGACCCGAACTGCCGCAGTGCTCGAGAGACAACACCACGCCGCCAGAGATCGGCCGCACGCTGCGACAGGAGAGCAGTACCGAGAACTGGACCTTGATGCGGGTCGACGAGAACCTGGACGTCGGCCCCACCCGCGGCACCACCAACAAAGGCCGGCCAGGGTTTCAGGCCTCGCCAGGCACTGACACCGACGGTGTCTTGCGTCCAGGGGACCAGAGCCTCCTGTGGCGGGAGCGGGCCGTCGAACTCACTCCCAGACAGACGGACGCCGGCAGCGATCGCCGCCGTTCTGGCGTATGCCGCGGCCGACCGCGAGAGCGCCCACGTGCCCTGGGTGGGCTGCGTCCAGGCCTCAGGCTCCGCGGCCAGCAATGGAACATCGCCAGCCGGGTTGGCGAGATGGAACAGTTGCGCAAGGGCACTGCGCGCGGCCCGCGCTTTCACGTGACGGCCGAGCGATTCGGTGCCGCGAATGCGCTGGGTCCACAGAGCCTCGGCGACAGGCTCAATTCCAGCAGACCCGCCGACGAAGGCAGGCCACGGCTTCAGCCCGCGCCAGGCCGATACACCGACGGCGCTCTGGGTCCACGGTGTCGCGGATTCCTGTGCCGGCAGCGGGCCGCTGTTGTCCTGTGGCGGCGAGAACCAGAACAACAACGAGGCCGCGATGGCAACGGTCTTTTGACGGGCCGACGCGTGGCGCCGGACACTCTGAGTCCCGAGTACGGGCTCTACGTAGGGATCGTCAACAGGATGAAAAACGATCGTGTACGCGGTCCAATCGTCAAGCGTCCCAGTGACATCCCAGACCCCGGCGTCTTCGGAGGACGCGTTGGCTTTTCGGAACGCCCCGCCGACAGTGACGTTGGTCGTGACCGCGCCGCCCGTTCCGGAGTTCGCGAACTGTTGACCATCGGCGTAGCTGCTCGGGTAGGAGGTGATTCCTGTCTGCTCGCCCTCCATCCCGTAGATCGTGAGCCAGCCGTAGTCTTTCGCCCCTCCTGTGGGTGTGCAGGTCGTCGCGTTGGGTTCAGTCCCTGATCCAGTCGCGACGGTCGACAGCTGGGGCGGGCGGACGTTGGGGTCGGCGGCACCCTCGATCGCCCAGATGACCGCAGCAAACTTCCCGTTCCCATTCGCACCAAGGGTGATCGAGGAGCCTTCAGACCCATCCGCGAGCCGCCAGGCCATCGACTGCTGGTCATCGGCCGCGTCAGCACTTTCATCCGTGAGCTCTGTCCACCCACTCGGCCAGGTGACAGCGCCAGGCACGGCGCAGCGGAAGACGGCGAAGAGCGTGTCGCCGGGTTGATAGCCGCTCGGGAGGTCGAGGGTGGCTGTGGTGTCGGCGGTCGTGCCGTTGGTGCCAGCGACTGCTCGAGAGCTGGGGAAAGACACGTCGCCTCTAGCCCCGCAGCCGCGCCATCGAGCGAGGGACGAATGGGACGCTGGTCATAGCCGGAGATTGACCGCCGCCCCCAATGTCGCCGCCTTCCCAGTCATCAATCAGCGTCCCAGAATTGCCCTGAATCACCACCCCCGCGCGACCACTAGCATGGGTGCTATCAGTGGCGTTGCCTATCGGCGTTCCATTCTTGTAAGCCGTCAACGTCGTCCCGACCACATCTAGCTTCAGAACGTCTACGTCAGCAGTAAACGACAAGCTTCCGATCGAAGCGAGATTGGTCAAGGCGCCAGCGTCGATGCGATCGATCAACACCGTTGTCGGGTTGACGAAATAAGCGCAATACCCATTCTTTGAGGCATCGAGCCGTACAGCAACACCGCCACCATGAATTCCAACACCGTTAAACGGTTTCACCTGTGCATACTGATCGTTCGCGAACATTCCTCCCGCGTAACGGCCGATGTGCGGAAAGGCCAATGCGTTCTCATTGCAACAGTTCACGAAGATCCGCAGCGTGCCCTGATCGACCGTCCAGTTCGCATTCAGCGGATCGTCGTTCGCGCCCGTAAAAGAGTCGGTGAAGACCATCTCAATTCACCGTGTGCAACGGGTGCGGATACACGCGGGGCGTGTAGACCCCATTCGTCCACGTGTTATCGGCCGTGCAGACGTCCAGCGTGCCGTCGTTGGCGCTGCCGTTTGTGGTGTCCCAGTTCCCGCCCTGGTCAGTGCTCCACCAGCTTGGGCCGACGCCTGTCGTTTCGTTGAAGGTGCAGTTCGACGGCCGCTCCGTCCGCATCCCTGAGCCGATCCCGCTTGTACATGACCCTCCGCTCTGCGGACACACCGAGGCTTTATTGAGGTCGTGGAAGTATTCTCGGTCCACCACGACGAAATCGGACATCGCGAGGTCAAGCGCCGTGCCGCCATCGGTTTTGAACGTCAACACGCCAGCCAGGCCGGTGCGATTCGCCGTTGAGTTGGTGATCTCAGGCGTCACGGCGGTCGTGGCGGTGACAGACCGTTGCGACAATACGATTGTCACGTTGGTGTTGTCCGACCCTCCAGTCGTCCCACGACCGCCCCATCCTGTACTCGACGGACCAGATGACCCGAATGTCGATGGCGTTGTGACGGCAATCGTGTCGGTGCCGAGCCCGGTCGGGAAGGTGTACGTGGTCGGCCCTTGCAGGGCGTAGTACCCGATCACGATCTCATTCGCTTGAGACAGGGTCCCAGTCGACGGACTGGTGTATGGGCTCGTGTCATCCGTCACGACGGACGGATTCTTGTCGAACCCCGATGACGGCACCCCCCGCGTGACCCCCATCATTCCGGCTCGCGCCGCGGAGGAGGAATCGTGCGTGATCGTTACCGTCATGAAGTCGCCGCCGGTCGTGATCCGCGACGTCCAGACCGTCATCCGGAGAGAGCCATTGGTACCGCCATTGCGCGCAGTCCAGGTGTTACTGTTGTCGTCGGCAATCGTTGGCGTGGAGCCGCCCACGAGATCCGCGAACGCGACCACGACGTCCTGGCCGGCGCTGACGAACCCGCCAAGTGTGAGCGTCGTCCCCGAGGACTTCGCTTGGTTGTTGTACGTCATCAACCGACAACTGCTCGGGCTGCTCCCAACGAGATCGAACATGGTCGCGGTCGCCGTGGAGTTGCCCCAGTACTTCATAGGGTCGAGCGCCTGGTCGAACCCGGACCCGTTGTTGGACCCATTGGGTGACGCCGGGTCGTTCTCCTCTGCTGCCTCGCCGACCAAGCTGTTCGAGCCGTTGATCCATCCCCATCCGATCTGATGCGCGACAGGGTAGCTATCCGGGTACAGCCCAGGCCATCCCAGAATGAAATCGCACTGGGCGAGCTTGTAAATCCCGATCAGAATCGCAGGGCCGGTGCCTTCGCTGCCGAAGTCGCACTCGTTGATGTCGTATGCCTCGAACGTATTGTTGAAGACGTACTCGGTCCCGCCCCTCGTGCCGATCCAGGCGCTCAACGTGAGGAGATCGTCGCAGGTGAATGCGTTGTGGTACACCTCTCGGTGGCGCGAGCCAGTCACGTTAGAGTCGTAGCCGTGGCCGCTCAATGTGGCGTTGTGCATCTCGTTGAATCGGATCACATCTCGCGCCTGCGACGTCGAATCGATCGTCACCGCGAACTGATTGAACCGATTCTTCTCGATGTACAGCGAGTCGTCGCCTGTGTCGAGCGCCCCTCTCGTGTGGTTCGTGTCCCAATAGGCTTGGCCCTCATTGGTCGCATGGACGAGTGCCGGTTGGTTCGTGGTGATATACGGAGAGACTGGGTTATTCTCGAAGCTGTTGCGATAGATCACGCCGCCCTTGGATGCGACGCGAATTCCCACCCATCCGTACCCGTTAGTAGACAGTGTTAGCTCGAACGAGCAGTGATGCACTACCCATGCATCCCCGGACGACGTTCCGGCAACAACGACTCCGTACGTCGGCTGAACCTCAACGCCTTCGGTATGCTCGAACCGGATGTTGCTAAGGATGTTGTGCCCGGTCGTCGCCTCGTAGAGGATGAAGATTGACCCCGGAGCTGTACCGCTCGTCCCGGCCTTCAAGGTCGTGCCGCCAGAACTTGCTGAACCCCACGGCGAGGCCCACGACCCCGCGCCGCGCACCTCGACGTGTTTGTCGGTCCTAAAGAGAATCGAATCGCCCGTGATCGTCGCGGTCCCGGCCGACAGGCAGAGGACGTCGCCGATCGCCGCGCTGTCGATGGCCCCCTGAATGGCCGAGCCGGTCAGACTGATCCCTGAGGTCGTACAGGGCGGGGCGGCCGGCCCGGCGTCCAGGAATACGCCCAGGCCGATGGCATTCCGTGCGCCGCCGGCCTCCTGCACGTACCAGTAGCCGAATCCCGCCAGGGATCCGACGCTGACGCTGCTGATGACCACCGAGGTTGACGTCCACGCCCCTTCGGTCTGCCCAACGCACACGGTACTGGCCGGGTAGGTGCTCGCGTTGCAGAGTTCGACCGTGCCCGTCGAGCTGCCGAAATTGCAGCCGACAATCGTGACCGAGGACCCTGACCCGATGATGGCCTGAGAGTTCACCACGACCACGGTGACGTAGGGCGTGCAGTTCACCGAGGCCGTGGGCGAGCCCGGTTGGGCGCTCACCGGCGCGGCCCAGAGCAGGCTAATTGCCAGCAGGCACCAGGAGCACTTGTTCAACGGAGGGATCTCCCACCACGCCGCCCACGACCGCGCGTACGCGCCAGAAGTAGACGCCGGGCCAGAGACTGTGAGCCCAGCTTGTGGTCGGCCGCTCGGTGTTGAGGTTCGCGACATTCAAGAGACCCGCCGCAGTCCCGATCTCAAGGAAGTAGTGAGTCGCCGAGATGACCGAATTCCACGAGAACGACACGGCAACAGGACCTGGAGCAGGCTCAGGCAGCGAGACTGCTCCAGTCCGGGCCAGGCCGCGCGCGCCGTATCGCTGCACTTGGCGGCCACCCGACGCGGCGCTAGTTCTCTTGGAACTCGCAGGTCGTCTCGACGACAACGGACGCCGAGTTGGCGAGTGAGCCAATCTCGATGTTTCCGTTCGCGCCGCCGTTCGGCAGCAACGCCGGCGCGTGGTCGACTTCGAGTGCGACCCACCCGCCCATGCCGCCCGTCTGCGCCACACCGACCGACAGGTGCGTGACCGGCGAGGTGCCAGCGGTGATCGCGCTGGTATCGTCGAACCACGTCGTGTCGGCCGCGCGCGCGTTCGGATTGCGCTTTGCGGGGGTCTGCGACGTGCCGCCGGAACCGGCCGCGCCACCACGAATCAGCTTGAGCACAGCGCCGCCCGCCGTGCCGAACCTCGCGGCACCGAAGAGGCCCATGATGCGCGCCATCATCTGGTTGGCAACTGTTGCGGCGCGGAAGTGCGTGCTCAGCGTGTTGGCGGTGCCGTTGGTCGTAATGACCTTCTTGACATCGTAGTAGAAAGGCACTGGCGTCCTCCTCGGTCTGTCTGTCAGTTCAGCGGTGGCGCAGGTGCGCGTGCGGATGAACGCACGAGCGATTCAGGAATCTCTGGCACGGGAACCCTCCCGTGCGTGTTGACGCAATCGTCGCAGAGGTAGAAGACGTGCGCGGCCCACGCCTTCGAGATCATTCCACCCGAGGTGCCGCAGTTGACACAGAAGATTTCCTCCATCCAGCCGAGCAGTCGATGTTTCTTTTCGTTCCTCGATTGGCGCGCGCGCGCGTCGGGAAGGACTTTGGCGATACCTGACCAAAGAGGATCAAGCGGCATTGCGCATTCCTCTCCAGATGCGATGGTCAGAGCTTGGATCCATGCGACGACCGCAGGATAACAACGGCGCAGACCGATCCTGCACCACTGTTCACAAGTGTTCACAAGTGATCAGAGAGAGATTAGGATCGATTCAGGCGGAGGCGGTGCAGGAGCCGTGTCGGCACGCGAATGAGAATGCTGCGGCCATTGCGCAAGATCGGAAAGAGGTCGAACCGCTGGTGACGGATGCTGCGATACAGGCTATTGGGATGCTGCCGCGACACGGCCGCAAACTCCTTAACCGTCAGGAGCTGCTCCGGGGGGGCGACGTCCGGGACACCGCGGCCGTCCTTCATCATCGGAGCCACCGCGATCGCCGCGGCAACCAGCGCGCCGCCGCGGGTGTGGCGCTCGTCGCGCCGCCATCGACCGCACTCTCGGCCACCGGCGGCGCATCAACGAGCGGCAGGTCGATCTGCGCCTGGCCAGCCGCCCGCTCGAGCTCACACCAGTCGGCCTCCGTGAACCGATCGAGGCCAAAGACCGAGGCCGCCGCGCGCGCGTAGACCCGGCAGTCGAGATAGTGATTCTCGCGGCCCGGGATCTGCTCCCAGACATAGACCGTGAACCCGTTGCGTTTCTTGTGCGGCACGAGCTGCTCGGCCGTCAGCTGCTTGAAATACTCCTCGCCGTACTCCGGGAAGTGACAGAAGCCGGGCGGCATCGTCTCCCCCGCGGCGCGCGCCTCGTCGGTGGGCGGGTCGAGCTTCAACCAGCCGTACAACTCACCCTTCGCGACCTTGCCCGACACGGGCCAGACGCGATACCCGCGCTTGACCATGCGGCCATAGATCGAGACGTCGACGGGCTTCGGCAGGCCGACCAGGACGTTGGCCGTGTCGATGCCCTTCACGGCCATCACCAGCGACGGCGGCTGCCGGCGCGCCCAGTTGTAGACCATCTGCGTGGAGTAGCCGCTGTCGATCGCCAGAATCGCGATGCGCAGGAGCACGCCGCTCTCGGACGGATAGGAGCGGTACAGGAGCTCCTCGAGCCGCGACCACACCTCGGTACCGCCGGGATCGCCGAGGAGGACGCCGGCGTCGATCGACCAGGACTGCTTGCCACGGCCCCACCCCACGAGCTCGTAGACCAGCCGGTCCTTCTGGACGTCCACGCCGGCCGTCACGAACAGCACGCCGAGCGGACACTGCCCGAGCGCGTAGGCCTCGCGCCGCTGATAGAGCCGCTCCCATTCCGGCGCCTCGCCCTTGTCGTGCCACACCTCGCCGAGTACGGTGTTGACGAACGTCTTCAGTTCGTCGGGCCGCTTCTCCGCGGCAACGAACTCCGCGCAGAGCTGGCCCCACGTCGCGTTCGGACTGAAGCTGTACGCCGCCCAAAGATGAAAACTGGCGTGCCCTTGAAACGGCCCAGGCGCCGGCACGTCAGCGAACTGGGCATGAGGACCTGGCCGCCACTCGCCGGCGGCCACCATCGCGCGCTTGTGCGCGTGGTCAATCTCGGCCCCGCAGCCGATGCACACATAGATCGCCAGCTCGGGCTGGCCCTTCGGCCAGCGGAACTGCGCGAACCGCAGGACCTGCATCTCGCCGCAATGCGGACAGGGCACGTAGTAGCGACGCTGATCGCCGGCGTCGAAGAGCCGCTCGATGCGACTGCGACCGGCGACCGTCGGCGTGCTGCCGTACCCGATCTTGCGGTCCCAGTAGTAATCGGTGCGGCGCAGCCCGAGCTTGATCTGGTCGCCCTCGGCGCCGGCGCTCGCCGGGTAGCCGTCGATCTCGTCGAAGAGCACAACCTTCCGCGAGACGCGACGGAACCCGCGCGCGCTGTTCGCGCCGACGAGCGACAGACTCCCGCCAGGAAAGAGCTTGTGCAGGATCGTGTTGTCGGCGTCTTTCGCTCGAGCCTCGGGGACAAGCGCCGCCAGGGCGCCGCAGTCGCGCAGCATCGGCGCGATCTCCTCCTTTGAGTAGCCCTGTGCGTCCTCGAGTGTCGGCTGCACCACCATGATTGGACACGGGTCCTGGTGCATGTAGTAGCCGACCACCGCGTTCAGGCACTTTGTGTAGCCCACGCGCGCGGACTTCATCAACGTGACCTGCTCGACGCGCGGATCCGAGAAGGCGTCCATGATGCCGCGCTGATACGGCAGCGTCCGCCAGCGTCCGGGCTCCGCGGCGGACTCGACGGAGAGGTAGTAGTACTCGTCGGCCCACTCCGAGAGACGCAGGCGCCGCGGCGGCCGCCAGGCGGAGAGCGTCGGCTCGAGCAGCGCGTCGACCGCCGGCATCATGCGGCGGCTCCGGTGCCGGACCCCGTCACCCGCGACACCGAGAGCTCCTCGAGCGATTGCCGAACCAGGTCGTCGAGCAGACGGACGTGGTCATGGCTCAAATCGGGGATGACCTGCTTCGCCTTGCTCGGCAGCGCGAGCAGCTGCGTCCGGCACACCGTGAAGAGATGCGTGACGCGGTCGACGACCTCGCGCGCGTCGATGAGCTCGCCGGCCCGCTTGCGGTATTCCTGCTCGGCGATCTTTGCCTTCCAGCGCTTCTCCTCGGCCGAGGCCTGCGAGAGCGTGAGCTCGGCGCCGGCGTCGACGTCGGCCTGGCCATCGGGTATTGCGCCGGCGGAGCCAGTAGGCGGCGGGGGCACGGGACTGAGTGCAGACGTCTGCACGGCCTGGTCGCCGCGGGCCTTCACATAGCCCGGGGCGCGAGAGAGATCCGTGTTCCTGGTCCATTCTGCGTCGGCGAGCGCGACGTCGGCGATCTTCGGCTGCCCGCGCTCGTTCCGCGTCACGCTCTCCTTGAGCCGGCCCGCCTTCACCGCGCGAGACACCGCGACCACGGAGGTGCCGCGGTGCTTGGCATAGTCGCGCAGGGAAATCATCCGACTCCCGGTCCAATCGAGAATTCGAAGATCTCGGCTTCACGAATGTATTGCTCTCCATTGACCACGTCGACGTCGATGAATTGAGCGCCGGCGTTGAAGGCCTGCAAGAACATACCTTGGGTCACACGTGCCTCGGCCGTGAACCTCACAATCAGGCGGCCACCTTCGTACGAGAAGGCCCCGATTGGGTTCTTGGGATCGTGGTCGTGGAGGATTGGGATATTCATCGCAGAATCCTACTCCTACGCTCTCTAGAGATCGCGCGAGAGCAATGAAACACCGGGAACCTGGCTGACCGCAGCCGCCAGGCGCTCGATCGCAGTGGCGAGCTGGTCGTTCGTCAGCGGAACATCATCCGCGAGACCGATCGCGCGACCAACCGGAAGACGGACGCGCTCGAGCACTGCCTGAGCTGACGCCGTCGCCGGATCCGTTCGTCGTCCCATTTTCGTTGCCTCCCAGTGAACACTTCCGTGAACACTCAGAAAGTTGATTGCCTAAGCTCTGTTTTGATCACTTCTCCACTTTTGCCTTTGTCCTGCGGTGGACACCCGCGACAACGAGTCAGGGGGCGCTGTGCCGCGCTCTGCGTTTTTGCCATACCCAGCTAAGGGGACGACGCCGATCGATCGACCACGGCCAAGCAGGAGTCACTGATCGTGAACACTCAGGAAATCCACTGCCTAGGCCTGTTTTGCGCCGTCGCTACC